ATCCTTACAACGGGGCTTTCAACATATCCAGAAGGCGCGGCGGTTTGCTTAACAAATCCGTCTGGGATGTATAATTCCGTGCGTGCCGTCTGCGCCAGTACCGCAACCTTTGCGCCGTTGATAAATGCGCGCTGGAAGGCCCAAACCTCAATAAAGCCGTCACCTTTAACCAGGCCGTAACGCATCTGGTTGTTATCGGTCAGCCCGGTTGACCCTAAGCGGCGTATACTCAGATGACGAGAAACATTATCCGCAGTAAGCGAAGAAGGCAGACCGCGCGCCGAGATCTCGATAAAGTCAATGTTTCCGTAAGGGGAGCCGTAGTCACCGCCGTTAGTAACCATTAGCGTTACATGGCAATTGTTGCTTCCGGGATCGGAAAGTTTCGCGATCTTTATGTAAAAAGACTCATTACCAGTAACAACGGGCCAATCGTATTGCGTCATCGGGCTGACGAGTCCCCCGACCTTGTCGAGATATTCTTTCGCCTTGTTCTCTGACGCTTTAGCGTTGGTTTCGCTGACCTTTGCTGCTGACTCACTATTTTTCGCGTTGGTTTCTGATTTTTTGGCTGCTGTCGCGGAATTTGCCGATGCAGTTTGTGAGTCTGCTGCCGCCTGTGCGCTGTTATCCGCATTCATCTCAGACGTTTTTGCGGCCTTCGCGGAATTTCCTGCCGCCGTTGCCGAGGAAGCTGCACTGCCGGCGCTCGAGGCTGCGCTCGTTTCTGATGATTTTGCCGCCACTTTTGAAGCCGACGCATCCCGGGCTGAGGTGGCAGCTTCTGACGCTTTCGTGGTCGCGGTGGATGCAGAAGTGGCCGCAGATTTTTGTGATGCTGCGGCATTCGTTTCTGACGTTTTCGCTGCACCGGCACTGGTGGCTGCCGCGCTTTTTGAAGACTCTGCAGCGGCAGCACTTTTTGATGCTTCAGTAGCCTTTGTTGATGCCGTTCCTGCGCTGGAAGATGCTGACTGAGCCGACGACGCGGCCTGTCCGGCTGACGTGCTGGCTGCGCGTGCGGAGTCCGCAGCATCAGTCGCATGGGTTGCCGCCTCACGGGCTGATGTGCGGGCATCACTGGCTGACTTCTTCGCGGCTGCCGTGTTCTGTGCCACTGCGGACGCGTTACGCGCCACCTCTTCCACCATCAGTTCAAAGCGGCGCAGTGCCTCCGGACGGACATCATCCTCCGTCATGGCACCGAGAAAATCATTCAGCGTACCCGGTTGTGAGTCTTCATACACGGTGATGGTCCCGGCATGCGATGGCGGGAAGCCTTCCACCAACAGAATAACGCTGTACTGACCGTACTCAACGTCCATGCTGTAACGCCCGGCTTCATCCGGGTTTTCTGAGGCCACTGTGTTCACCACCACCGTGGTGCTGTTGCGCCTGGCCTTTAGCTGAATGGTGCAGTTTTGTATCGGCTTACCTGCGCCATCTTTCAGTACACCTGAAATCCGTACTGCCATATTCCCCCCACAAAAAAACCCGCCTGAACCGGCGGGCTGTCATAACACTGTGTTACCTGGCTAATCAGAATTTATAACCGACACCCACGATGAAACCGTCAGTGCGCCAGTCACCACTGCCGGAACCTTCATAAGCAATATCAATGGCCACGGATTCGGTCGGGTTAAACTGCACGCCAGCCCCCCACGCCAGAGACGTGTTGCTGTGGCGACCGTCATCACTTCCGGTCAGCACATCGTGCGTTTTCCCCTTGTTGTCAGTTACGCGGAGATAATCCCCGGAGAAAGTCGACACACGGCTGTAAGCCACACCCGCCATCGCATACGCGCTGAACCATTCATTCACGCGCACAGACGGCCCCGCCATCACGCTGAACCAGCGGTTACGCACGGAATCCTCATGCCAGCGGGTATCGCTGTAATGCGTTTTTTGCTCATCTTCAGCGTTGGCATAACTGAATGACGTAATCAGCCCCAGCGTGTCCGTAAACTCATAACGGTATTTCACGTTAATCCCGTTCAGATCATCACTACCGGGAACGTTCGTCGAGGCATGAAGATACCCTGCGCTCAGTGTGGCCTGCTGCTCAGACGCCCATGCAGGCGCACCGGATACGGCCAGACAGATGGCTGCGGACAAAATGGCTGCACAAACTTTACGCATAATTACCTCTCGCTTTTCTGCAATAAAAAAGGCGCCAGAAATGGCGCCCGCATATGGGTTATGAAAATTCAGCTAATCGTGATACCTGCTGTGGATTTCTTCATCACCACAACCAGCAAATCACTGATACTGGCTGTGGGATACCAGTCATTTACCAGCCACGCTGATACCGAAAACTCCAGCGTCATGTGACCGCGACCAGCAGGCATATCAATAACACCTGTATAAACCAGCGTATTATCCAGCGCGGTACGGTTATAAATTTCAGCACCGTTTTTCTTCACCATCAGGCGGCATGACGAATAAATATCGTTATTCTCCCGCTCATGTTTAGCGCCACGAAACGCCACCGCGGGAATAACAATCTGCCGGTCAAACGGCTGATCGTCATAAACCCTGACGGTAATGGTCCCTGATGGCCACCGCTCCGGTGCACGGGAGTCCCGGGGGAAAGCTTTGCCCACTGTTTTAACGAGATCGCCTTCAATCTGGTTCGCAGACAGTTTTCCCAGAACCCGACAGTTCTCGTTAATCGTGACGTTGTTGAGCGTCCCGGAGTTCGCATTCACACTGCCACTGATATCCGCATTTTTCGCCGTCAGTCGCCCGTCCGGTGTAAGGGAAAATGCAGGAGGATTACCGCCGCTGGTAATGGTGGGAGCCGTCAGGCGTTTCAGGAACACGTCGTTCATGAATATCTGATCGCCCTGCCCAACAAACATCGGCTTTGTGTTGCCATTCGCAGGATTAATCATCGCAATCCTGTCTGCCGCCAGCAGCACCTGACTCTGCATTCCTGCTGGCGTATTCTCAATACCGGCACCGATACCCGCAATATAAAGGCGTCCGTCCTGCATCTGCTGCAGTTTCACGGCCCACATGCTGTTCAGGTTATTATTTGTATCAACCTGAACCTTCTGTATCTGCTGGATCGCTGCACTCTGGTCTTCCAGTTTCTTATTGACGGTCTGTGTGATTTCATTGCTGACATCCGTAATGGATGTCCTGATTTCAGCCAGGTCAGGCGCAAGCTGACCGTTATCAATCTGCGTCCACAGCTCCTGAGCCAGATGGGTTTTCCCTATCTCGCCTTTGAAAAAATCCAGATAGCCGGATGCGTCATCACTCGGCTGACCAACAGCCTCCACGAATGCCGATTTGCCAACGGTGTTCACACTGCGGATATAAAAGTAATAATCATGGCCCGGTTTGATATTGATACTGGCGGCTATCCAGTACAGCCCCGCACTAAGGTAGCGGGCTGTGGTTTCAACCTGCCTGATATCGGTAATCCGCGTTTCCGAGAACCAGAACTCAAACTGTACCGTCGGATCATAAACCGCAAGATGCGGCGTGGCAGTTATCTGAAAATAGCCCGGCGTCAGCTCAATCCGCGACGGTGCTACCGGTGCGGCAATCCGGAACGATACCGACGCCGGATCGCCCTGCTGTCCCCACGCATTTACCGCCCGGACTGTCAGCGTGTACCGTCCCAGCGCCAGTTGCGTGAAGCGGTATGTGGTTTCTGTCGTCCGGGCCGTGCTGACCAGCCGCTCACTGCCGTCGTCCGCTGCCACGGTCAGGCGAAGCATAAAGCTCACCCCCTTCACCACCTTCGGCGTGTCCCAGCGGGCCAGTACCTGATACTCCCCGCTGTCTGCGGTGACTTCGGCAGTCAGGTGCTGCACCGCTGGCGGCGTGACACCATTCACCGTGCCGCTCTGGTCGCCGTCAAAGTGCGCCCCGTTATCCACGATGGCCTCTTTTTCCGGCACATGCTGCACGGCGGTGATGGCATACGTGCCGTCGTCGTTCTCACGGATACTCACGCAGCGGAACAGTCGCTGGCGCAGCGTCGGCAGCTTCAGCCCCCATACGCTGTATTCAGCAACACCGTCAGGAACACGGCTCACTTTTACCTTCACGCCGTCGGTGACGGACTGAACCTCCACGCTGACCGGACTCCCCTGCCCGTCAACCAGGCTTATCAGCGTGGTGCCGGAAGATGGCAGCGTGATTTCACGGTCGAGCGTCAGCGTCCGGGTCTGGCTGTTTACCGCCAGCACGCGCCCGCCGGTGCTGATACCGGCATAGTCATCATCGCAGATTTCAATGACATCGCCCGGTACATGGCGAAGCCCTTCAGCACCCACGCTGAAATCCACGGTCTGCGTCTCCAGCAGTTCCGTTTTAATCAGCCACAGCCCGGCGCGGTGTGCCTGCCCCCGGCTGGTACAGCCAAA